CCGGTTTGTGGCCGGATGGTGGCTGCTGACGCTCGCCTTTTGCGGCACCTCCTTGATCTGGTCGCGGATGCGCCAGCCGGGGGCAAACTCGGCCATGTCCACGCGGGCAATGGGGCCTGCGGCCATCAAATCGGCCAGTGAATGAAACACCAGACGATGGCCCACCACCTTGAACGCATAATCGTATTCGCCCGCGAGTCGGGTCAAAGCCGGTCCAGGGCGATGGGTTCGATCTTGCCGGTCAGTTGCAACCCGTGGCGGGCGGCGATGCGGCTTGCGACCTTGTCCAGGGTGGTGTTCTCGTAGGCGACGTGCTCAATGGTGCGCAGCGGTTGCCCGATGTGCGCGGCCAGGGCGCGGATGCTCACGGTACCGGGGCCGCCTGCAAACTCGATCTCGTCGATTTGAAAGGTGCCCACCTGGATGAGGTCCTGCCCCTGCCAGCCAAGCGCCACCGTCAATGAATCGCCCTTGCCCGGATACCAGGGCCCGCGCCAGCGCCCGTCCACATCTTCAAGTTCAATCTCCAACTCGTCAGACTGGCCGGTCAGGTAATCGGTATAGGTCAGTGACAGCAGGTGCGCGGAAATCTCGCGGGTCACATCGCGTTGCGCGTACCGCACCGAGCAGCGGCTGCGCGGCATTCCGGCGGGCAGGCTGAAGGCGCCCATCAGCGCAGCCACGGTGGCAGCTCGCCGGTGTCCGGCTCGCGCGGCAGCACGGGAATGCTCAGCACCAGACCGGCGGGCAACACCGCTGTAATGGGCACATGCGGGTTGGCGGCGATGATCGGCGGGTAGCGGTACGCGTGGCCGTAATGGCGGTAGGCGATGGCATCCCAGGTGTCGCCTTCCACGGTGAGATAGGTCAGGTACGCCATCATCAACGCCTTCTGATGGCGACATCGGCGGTGATCTTCAGCAGCGTCCCGCGTGCCTGGTCGAGGTGTTGCAGGGCGCTGCGGCCCGCCTGTTCCGCCGCCACCAGTTGCGGGCCGAGGGTGGCCGGTTGCAGGTCAGACAGGTGATCCCGCATGGCCTGCAAGCGAGCGGCGAGGTGCGTGCCCAACGCGGTGATGGTGACGGCTTCGGCCACGCGCTGGCCGGCCTGTTGCAAGGTCGCGACAGACCGGGCGGCCTGCTTCAGCGCATCCACCACAGCGGAGACCTGTTGCCCCGCCGCCACAAACGGCAACTGCCGCGCCCCTTGCAGGGTGTCACTGGCCCGGCGCAGGGCGTTTTCTGCGCGTTTGGCGGCACCGATCAGCGCCTGCGCAGCGGTCGGGGTCTGTGGGGTGCGGGTCATCAGGCCCAGCTGCACCGGCGGGTTGGCAGCGGGATTGGCGTCCATCCCGGCCAGCGCCGGACGCGGCGGTGGCGCGGTAAATTCACCCGTGTACTCGCGCAGGGTGAGCTGCAATTCGGCGCTCACGATGCGCCCGCTGGCGGTGGTCTTTTGGGTGGTCAGCGCGCCTTCGGTGATGACCCACGGGCCCAGATACGTGCCATCGCCCATCACCAGCGCCAGCGGCTGCTGCGCGGCGGTGGCCTCGCGCAGGGCGCGCAGGCGAGCTTCGACATCGTGCAGGCGCTCGTGCAGCAGAATCGACCAGGCGATTTCGTCCAGTTCGCCGCCCACCGCCTCCACCCGCGGCTTGCCCGCAATGCGCGCGTGCTCGGCAAAACTCGCGGCAAAGCGCTGCTCGCTGCCGCTGGGGCTGCCGATCACCTCAAATTCAATCTCGCCCAGAATCGCCCACATCATGCGTCTCCGATGATGCCGTAGTGGCTGCGCTGGGCGCGCAACTGTTCATCGCGCACGATCCGCACCACCTCGCGGCGCAGATCGTCTTTGGCGGCGTTGAGCCCCTTGTCCAGCACCGGCGCAACGCCGCTGGCGTCTGCGGCCTGCACGTGGATGGTGGGCGAAAAATGGATGACGAGATTGGGGCTGCCATCGCGCCCGCCCGCCGGGCCCGCTTGTACAAGCCGGGGCGGTACCGGGGGAATCTCCGGCAGGGCCGGGGCCGCAATGGCGGGCACGGCCAGCGCGGGAACGGCCAACTCAGGCATCACCGGGGCGGAGATGACCGGCGCGGCCAGCGTGACGGCGGTGGCCGTCGCCATCCCCAACGCGGCCTGTCTCACCAAGCCTTGCGCGCCGGTGATGCCCTTGGCCGCGCCTTCGGGAATGCCTGAACCCAGTGCCATAAACACGCGGCTGGGGCTGTTGATGCCCAGGGTATCGCGGAACCAGCCGGTGACACTTTCACCGATGCCGACAATGGCGTCCTTGACCTTGCCGATGGTGCCGGTGATGCCGCCGATCAGCCCGTCGATCAGCATCCGCCCGAAGCCGCTGAAACTGTCCGGCAAGTCCACGCCGAACCAGTCCATCACGCCTGCAAACGCCTTGTAAAACAGCCCCAGGGGTGACCAATTCACGATCAACTCGGAAATCCCGGCAATGCCGCCGTCAAACGCGGTGGTGATGGTGTCCCAGATACCGCTGAACACGCCGCTGATGGCCGTCCATGCCGCACTGAACGCAACCTTGACACCTTCCCATAACCTGGCGAAAAACCCGCTGATCGGCTCCCAGTATTTATAGATCAGATACGCCGCACCGGCAATGGCGGTGACGGCAATCCCGATGGGGTTCATGAGCATGGCCCGGCCCAGCCCCCAGACCGCCTTGGTGGCGATGCGCAGGCCGCTCAGCAGCGCCCCGCCCAGAGTGCGCGCCAGTCCGCCAACGGCGCTGCCGGTCGTGGCCATTGCGCCACGGGCGCTGACCAGCAATGAACGGCCAAAACCCAACGCGGCGGTCGAGGCGGTGCGCAAGCCCGTGGTCAACCGCCCCATCAGTGAACCGGCCAGCACCCGCACCGCGCCCAGTTTGGTCATCAGCGCGCCGCGCGCCAGCAAGGTGCCCGAGCGCAATAGCGCCATCTTCGCCTGCGCCAGTACCAGTCCGGTACGCAAAAGTTGAAAGGCTTTTGCACCCTGGGTCCACACGATCATGATCTGCCGCCAGGCGAAGGTCCCGGCGACGGTGGCCACGCGCATCCCGACCACGCCCGCCGCAATGGTGCCGATGGCGCTCACCACGCCCGGATGTGCGCGGGCAAAGTCTGCAAGGCCCGCCACAAACGGCGTCAATGTATTGGTGACGCTCAACAGGGCAGGCAGCAGCGCGGTGCCAATATCCATTGCCAGCGCATTGACGTTGTTCTTCAGCGCCTTCATCTGCTCGACGGGGGATTCATCACGCAGTGTTTTCAGCGCGGCCAGGCTGCCCTCGCCCGATGCGCCGGTCATGTCCTGATACGCATCGCGGTTGTTGTGGATGGACAGCGCAAAGCGCGCGGCGTTGGCGTCCTTGAACACTTCGCCAAGGCCCAGCTCGGACAGCATGCTGGCGATGCGCCCGTCATCATCGCCCTGCAACAATGCCTGCTGGTCTTTGGCGTTGAGACTGTCGCGGATAAAGGCACCGGCCAGTTTCAGGCTGGCCTGGTATTCACTCAGCCCCGCCTTTTGCATGTCCGCCATCGAGGTTTGATAATCCACGCCCGCGTTTTTGTACGCAGCGGCCAGTTTGGGATCGCGCATGCTGGTCAGCCAGCTTTGCAGCCCGGCCTGGGCACCAGCCGCCCCCATGCTGCCCTCAGCAATTTGCAGCCCTGCGGCCAGTTCGGCAATGGCCGTGTCTCCTTTCAGCCCCGTGGTTTTGATGACATCGCCCAGTTGCGCGAACGCCTGCACCATCATGTCCGGCGTGAATTGGCCGCGCTGGCCAATGGCAATCAGCCGCTCGATGCCGCCTTGAACGCCCTCGCGGTCGCCAAGGCCCATATCGCGCAGCGCCAGCATCGCGCCGGTGGTCTGTTCCGACGAGGTGCGCAGCGCGGTCATGGTGGTGCCCATCAGGCCGAGTTGGCTTTGCACCTCCTCCACGCTGGACCCGCCGGTGATGAGTTGATGTGCGCCCAGGGCGAGGTCATCGCGGCTCTGGTTGGTCGTGGACACATTCACCCGGATGGCGTCACCGAGGGCGGTTTCCTGTTCGGCGGACAATCCCCCCTTGATCCGGGTCTCGCGCAACGTATCGGCAAACGCCGCCGCCTGCCCGGCGGTGGCCATCACGCCCTTGATCGTGCCCCAGGCCGCCATCGCGGTCCCGGCAAGCTGCCCCCAGCTTTGCTTGCCCGCCGCCAGCGCGGCGTTGCTGCGGGCGGCGGCGGTCGTCAGTTGGTCGTGCGCAAGGCGTACCCGCCCCAACGCCCGGCCCAGGCGGTCGTAATGGGCCTGCTGCGAGGCCAAGAGCGGCCGCATCTGACGGCCGATTTTCTGCTGCGCCAGCCCCAATGCCCTTGAACTGCGGGTCAGCCCCTCAAGGCCGCGCCGGGTCGAGGCCAAGACCGCGCCAACGGAACCTTGTGCCACCGCGCCAATGGTCAGTCCAATCCCGACCGTGCTGCTTGCCATGATCGTCTCCCCTTCCTACACTGCGGCCATGAGTACACCTGCCACGCCCCCGCTGCCGCGCATGCCCGCCACGCCCGTTGAATGGGCGCTGGCCGTGCCGGTGGGGCTGTTGGCCGTGGCCATTCCGCTGGCGTTGGTGGTGTGGTTGTGGCCGGTCATCATGGCGGCGGGCTGGCTCGGGGTGGCGATGTTTTTCGTGGTGCTGGCGGCGGGCTTGTTCATCTCGGGACTGTGCCTGTGGCTGGGGGCTCCGCTGGTCGTCCTGACGGCGCTGCTGCTGGCCGGTCTGTTCAGCGCCCTGCGCGGCCTGTCCCGCATCATCCGGCGCTAATCGCCCTGCATGCGCTTGTGGTGCGCTTGCGCCGATTCAAACCAGCGCCAGTAATCGGCCATGTCCAGCGCGTCGATTTCCGAAGGTGGCAGGCGCAACACCAGCAGCAGCCATTCATCCACCCGCCACAGGGTCTCCGGGCTGCGCGGCTGATCGTCCAAGCATGCCGCGAAATCGCTCCACCAACTCGTTGTTGTCCTCCAGATCCAGCGCGTCGATATCGTCCATCGTCAGCCCCGCCAGGCGCGCGAGCAAAAAGGTGTCCTGTTCAAACTCCTCCTGGCTGAACTTGTGCGCCGCCCGCATATCCGCGCGGCGGGCGCGGCGCAGGGAGATCCGTTCAATGCGCACGCCCGCCGCCGAGGTGAACGGGTATTTCAATGCAAACTCAGTGGCGGGGGCGGGTTCGGCCACGGGGTCAGGTTTGGTGCTCATGAATCGTGTTCCTGTGAAATGAAAAAGTGGGTCAACTCAGCCCCAGATTGGCGCGATACTTCGCCAACTGATCGACGCCGTTGACCTTGAAAATATTGTTGTGATAATCCAGCAACAGCACCTCGCGCCCGCCGATCAACTGGCGGATCGAGCTCGCCGTAAACGGGGTCTCGTACTTGCTCGCCTCACGCGCCTTGTACGTGCCCAATTGATACCCTTTGAAATTCACCGTCAGGTGCGTGGCCAGTGAAAGCTCATCAATGCGCCCGGCGCTGGTGTGCACGTTGATGCTGGACAGACACTGCAAGGACACCGATTGAAACGGCGAGGCGGTCAGCACCGCCGCATCCTCATACAGACTCGCCCAGACAATCTTGCCTTCCAGCTTGTCCAGCCCGTCGGGCAACTCCATCAGCCCCACCAGGCCCAGCGCGGAAAAATCACTGTTCACGGTATTGATCGTGCCCAGATCAATCTCTTCGGCCTTGCCAAAATAACTGTTGCCATCCAGATACACGGCGGCGTTGGTAATCCTGTGTGCCTGCAAACCGGCCATGACTAATTGCTCCCCAGATTGACGAGATACTCGTCGGTGATTTCGGTCTCGAAGGTGCCGCGCTCATACGGTGGCGGAATGGTCAGCTTGTAATTGAAGATGACATTGCCCAGTTCGAGATTTTTCGGCGGATTGCGCGCCGGGTCATACCAGCACTCGCCCCCCAGCAGCGCGCCATCGCCGGTCAGCTTGCGCAGGAATTGATTGACCGATTCCACCACCGCGTTAATCAGCGCATTGGTGATCGGCCTGTCCACAAATTGCAGGCTGGAATAGCGGATCGATTCATCGACAATATCCTTGGTCCGGCGCACGTTGATGAAATTCTTGACGTGGGTGACAGACGGCCACGCCGCGCTGCGGTTGCCCCATGAGCGCAAACCCGTGCCAAAACTGTTGAACACGGTGACAATGCCCGCTTCATTGAGCGCGTTGACTTCGCTTTGCGGGTCATCCACGCGGGCGCTCAAGGGGCGCTCGGCACCAATGACGCCTTTAAATTCGCTGTTCGAGGGCGACCACCAATATCCGCGCTCAAGGTCCTTGGCCGCAATCAGCCCGGCCAGGCGCTGGCTCATCGGTTCAAGGCGGGTGCTGTCAGTGGCCGCGTCATAGACCTGCAAATGCGGATAACACAGGATGGCGCGATCGGAACCGGTATTGAAATTGATGCTCCCCAGCGGCCCGCGCCCGCTGATCGCCTGCGCCGGGGTAATGCCGATGGGCGCATCAATCAACGCCATGCCCTGCATGCGTTCGGCGGTGGCGACGAGTTCTGTACTGACCGCCGTGCCGGTGCAGTAACCGGGGGCAATCAGTAATTTGGGCCAGTAGCCGAACAGGTTATAGGCATCGTCCAATGCCTTGAGGCCGCTGCGCAATCCTGCGGTATCGACCGCGCCAATCATATCGGCGGCGGTCACTTTGGTGGGATCGGCATAGGTATAGGTGGCTTTGACCGATGCCAGCGCGGGAATGGTGCCGCTGGACACCCGCGTGACGATACCGCGCACGGCATCCAGGGTGTAATCATCACCCTGCGTATAGGTCGTGGCCCCGTCCGCGCTTTTCACGGTCAAGCTGATAATGGCCGGGTTGTCCAGTTTTAGACGGTTGTTGTTGCCAAAGCTGGCGTTCTCGACGGTGACGGTATCGCGGTGAATCGCCGGGTTGAGCACATTCACGCACAGCACGGTGCCCGCGCCGTGGTCATAAATGGCATCAAACGCGGACGGGATGGTAAACCCCGGCACGTCCGCGCCAAACTGCGCCGCATCGCGGTCGGACAGACACTGGGTGAGGGTATTCACCGGCCCCGCAGGCGCGGTGCCGATCAGCGCAATCACCGCGCTTTTGACGATGCGGATGGGGCGTGCGCCTTCATCGCGCTCGATGGTCTCAACGCCGTGCAGAAAATTGGCGGCCATTATCGTAAATCCTCTTCGTAGCGGTCGATGCCTTTTGCGGTAATGCGGCTTTTAAGCCCATTGGCGTAAATGCACTGCGCTTCGGCCAGATAATCCAAAGCAAACCTGCATTCCCCCATTTCATGCCCCAGTTCCATGAGCACCGCGCTCAGATAGATGTCCTCACCTTCCATGCGTGCGCGATACAGAGCGCAAAGGACAGCGTGACGGATCACCCGCTGGCGTTCGATAAACGCGGCGATGCTCATGACGATTCCCCCTTGCCCGGCGTTTTGCCCCTGGGTTTTGAGGACACCGGCGTGAGCCGTTTTTGTGCCAGCAGGGTTTGCGTAAACGGGTGCTCGGGCGGCAGTTCCACCGGGAGGCGTGGATTGAGCAGGATATCCATGTCCTGCCCGTCCACGCGCAAACTCGCACTCGATAACGGCCCGGTATAGGTATATAACTGTGTGTTCATGGTTCGATCTCTTCAAAATGAGGTTGCAGCAATGCACCAAAATCCGGTTCCACCATCTGCACCTGCACCGTGCGCGTGGTCCACGCCTGCCCGTATTGCCAAATCCCGGAGGCTTCGCCGATGGCGTATTCCTCCGTGGGCCTTAAGGGCATATCGCAATGCGCGGGGGTAAATCCGGTCAGGGTTTCACGCAATCTGTCCAGCCAGCCGATCACCCCGTCCGGGCCGTGCAACTGGCAAAACACCAGGGTGAGCGGCAAGCTCAACTGGCGTTCCAGCCACGTCGCATCGGTGGCGTTCTCGCCGCCAAACTGGCTGCGCGCATACCCCACCAGCACCGCACCGACCGGGTGCGCCAGGTGATACGTGTCCGGCTCCTGCGGATACCAACTCACATCCAGTTGCTGGCCGTATTCGGCCTGCACACGCTCCACGATGCTCGCGATAATGTCTTCGGTGACGGTCTGCGCCATCTCACATCCTCCATTTTTCAAGCGTCGCCTCGCCAAACTGCTTCGGCGGGGCCTTGATGCGGATCGCGCCCGCTTCCGGGATGGCCTTGTGGGTCTTGGCGTGGCCCAATGTCACCTTGCCCGCTTGAATATGCTCAAGGACCTTGACCGAGCGGTCGCGTTGGTCTTTGACCGTTTCCGGCACCGTGCTTTCCATGCGCCGCGCATACAGGCTGTAACAGGCGATGTGTACGGTCAGGTTGCGGATAATGGTGGGCACCGGGTCCAGCGGCAACACGTAACGCGCCCGCAAATACCCGTCCACCTCTTCGCTGGCCGCTGCAATGACCGCATCGACCACCGGCATGTGCGGCGCGGTCGGATTGGGGACATCGCTGGATAACTGCGCGAGTTTGCGCAGACCCATCGCCTGCTCCAGGTCGGTCAAGGTGAGATAGGCGGTCATCAACCCTTACCCGATCTTCAATTCAACCAGCGCTTCGGGATACAGGCACAGCGCCAGCGGATTGGCCTGTGCTTCCAGATCCCACCCTTTGCCCATGCGCCGCTCTTCGGCCTTGGCGTAAAACGGCTGGCCCAGGGTATTGACGGTCTCGTTGTAATTGGCCGGGGCGTTATACAGGTCATAAATGCCCACGCCCACCGGAAACACCTGCGCCACATCATCGGGAATAAACGCCTGCCCGGAGACGTTGGCGTTGTATTCGATAAACTCCACCCCGCCGAACTTGAACCCTTCGCGCATGTCCCCGGCGATGCGGTCCTGCGCTTCCTGCCAGCCTGCATAGGCGGCCTGGACCTTGGGGTGATCGGTCAATTTATCGAACCACTCCGGCCCGCAAAATGCCTTGAATCCGTTGACCAGCACGCCGCCGAGTTTTTGCTCGGCATGGCGTTTGGCGGACAGAATCTTGCCGCGCACATCGGTCGTGGCCGTCCCCAGCGCCACATTGATTTTCTTCTGCGTGACGCCAAACTCGTTGTACAAATCCACCAGCACCGAGCCGTCGGCATCCAGTATCTTGCCGCGCAGTGCGCCAATGCGCTGCCATTCGCGGGTGGCCTCAAGCGAGTTTTTCAGCGCCTGCAATTTATCGTTGATGACCTGCGCCTGCGGATCGACCGGGCCGTCCTCGCTGTCCTCGCCAAACTGGGCCAGATTCTGGATTTCCGAGGGCAACACCTGGCTGGATGTGGGCAGGTGCGCGGTCTCGAAGGTGCGCCGGGTGCGCTTGCTGTTCGCCACCGGCTGCGGGTCGTCATTGCGCGAAATATTGGGCACCAGAAAAAACCGCCCGCCGCGCACTTCAATCACCACCGTCGTGGTCGGAATGCCGCGCTCGTTGAATATCCCCAAACTGCCCGCCTTGGTCGGCAGCACCGGGAGTTTGTTGATCGCCGCCGTCAAGGTGGTCGCGGTAAATAAATCTTGCAGGTTCATGTCAGGTTCCTTGGAAAATTACAGGGTGGCGCGGGCGACAATGCCGCGATCATCCAGGCGTTTGAGGGCGGTGGTGGTCTGGGCATCGGTCAGGGCATCGGGCCAGATCAATGCATCCACGGCCACCGTGGCCCCGCGTGCGATGACCACGCCCGGCGTATCGCCGCTGGTGGCGTCCACCCGTTCCGCGGCAATCGCCGCAGGCGCGTTGGCCTGACCGTGCTCGTAGCGCACATATTTGCCGCCCACCAAGGACAGCACCGTGCCGATGTCATAGGCGTCCGCGTGTTGCGCATAGGCCCCCCGGTCTTTGGTCCAGCCTTTGGCGACTTCCACCAGCAGCACATCGCCGAGGTGTTTGGGTTCGGTATAAATGGTCATTGAAGAATCCTGTTATTTGCGGGAGTTGCGCCGCTGCGCATCGGCAATCAGCGGATTGACGGCGGGTTTATTCCCCGCCGCGCGGTGTTTGGAGGCCACTTCAGAAAACTGCACCGACGGCGGCAAACTCGCCAGAAACGCCTTGAACGCAGGCAACAACGGGCGCGCCCGCTCGCCTTCACCAAATTCAATCGCGCCGGTCTTGTTGCGTCTGGGATTGCGCCCGCTGGCGAGTTTCATGAACGCCACCACCGCCCCGCGATGGCGCGGCAGCAACCGCCCCTCGCGGATCAGGCGCTCGGCAAATTCCGCCGCCTCGGTGGCCGTCCCCTGGCCCTCTTCACTTTCGAGCTGCTCTTCCAGCTTTTCCTTCTCTTCCGACAACTGCGCGATGATCTCGACCTGCTCGGCCACCTGTTGCACCA